AATCCAAAAAACATTAGTTACCGAAAAAACTTTCTAGAGTTGCGATGTGTTTCATTTTCCAACCTACAGCATCCATTATGTTTGTCATAGGTTCAGTAAATGATTTTTCAAACATTTTATCATAGTCAATATATTCTTGTATTCCAAATTCATGAGGAAGTTGATTGAGAATTGCAATACTTTCACCGCCCGTTGTATTCTGTTTCTTGAGATAAGCAAACTTTATCTTCTCACCATCTTTGATAGTAGGATAATCATTTACTAGTTTGTGGTCTTTCAAGAGTTTGTTGTAGAGCAAAGCAGCTTTGACATGGATTGGTGCACCCTTCTTGTGAAGATGAGCTGCATCATGATATTTCTCAAGACCACGAACTGAACGAGGAAAGAAGATTTCTTCCGCACTCAATTCCATGAACTCTTTACGAAAATCGTCAACATATTGTATGACATCTTCTTCAGTTCCATTCATGATAATCTTGAGAATATGTTTCATCTTATCTTTACAAGCAGAAGGAGTAGAAGAACGGATGGCTTCAATTCCCATCATCTTGAGTTTAGGTTCTTCGTATCTCACACCCTCAGAGTCATACACATTCATGATGTATCTCTTCTTAGCTGTCCACACCGCTTTGTCTGCAAGGTTCTCACGTTTCATTACCATCTTTTGATCGAAAGCATTTACATAAGAACTGAGATTGTCATAAGATTTATCAATAATCTTTTCCATCTGGTCAGCACAAACTTTGTCGAGAAAGTCAATCACTTTGGTCTTGTCTTCTACATCATCACCATACACCTGTTTCACTAGGTCATCCATACAGATATAAACCGAATCAGTATCCACCGCGACTACATAGTCTTTTTCTTCTTCTGGTTTTAGTACCTCATTCAGATAACGATTGATTTCTTTCTCAATCCACTTGATAGACAACTGACCTGAAGTAGTAATGGCTTCTGCGATTCGTTGATCAAAGTATCGGAAATGTTGATTACCCATCGCACCAAATGCCGAGTTGAGAGTAATCTTTAGGTTGTTCTGCATATTGTGATACTTGGAAATGAGATGAGATAGTTTTCTCTTTTCTTTTTTATCCTTCTCTTTCTCCATCTTCTTCTTCGCGTCAATCATCAACAATTTGTATTTGACACGATTGTCGTATAGTTCTTGCATCATCTCTGGAAGGAAACCTTGTTTGTCCGTTTTGAAGAATTCATTGTTAGGAGTATAGGTTACTTTGTATTTTGACAGTGATTCGAGTTCTATCGATTCATCCAACAATCCTTCTACTCCTGGCCGGTCATCCTTCACTTTCTGAAGTTCAGGTGGGAGTTCATCTGTAATTAAGGTTTCTGGAGAGATGTTGTACTGCATGATTAGATGAGGATACAGAGAATTCAAGTCAAAGTTCACAACCCAATTGTGAGCACCAATTTGTGGTTCTTTCACATAAGCACCTTCAAACTGAGTAGATTTACTGGAATGTACTTTGGGTGGAATTACAATGTTCTTCCTCAGAAGATTGTTGTAAATCAGAGTATCCCACATCCGAACCTGACCGAATGTATTACTGTAGTTTACCTTACTGAGATAAGCGAGTGATATTACCATCTCAAGTAATTTCAACTTACCTTCAAGTTGTTCTACTAACTCGGTATCTTTGATATTGTAATCTATGAACTTCTGGTAATCGTTTTTGTAAAGAAGATGTAGAGAACCTTGTTCAGAATAATCCAGTTTACGTTCACCCAATTCAACAAAGGCGATATGGTCAAGTCGATATGACTCTTGGTTGATGTAAGTAAATTTACGATATGTAGAAAGATAGTCAAGAGTCTCTACACCCATAATAGAATATGCCTGAAGTTCTTTACCACCCAAACCATACATTGTATACTCTCTTACCTTTCTCCAAGGCGAAAGTAATTTCGATGGGTCTTTTCTAGCATCAAAGAGTCTTTTGGCACGATTGACAAGATACGGAATATCAAATGTTTCGATGTTCCATCCTGTGATAATGTCAGGTGATTCTTGATCCCATATCTCAAAGAACTTTTGTAGAAGTGCTCGTTCACTATCGAATCGAAAATAGAATACATCTTTTCTATCATTGATATATTCACCTCTACCGAAAACGTAACACTTCTTGTCAATCTTGATTGAGATTGCTGTTACTTCTTCGTTAGCAGTTTCGATATTAGGAAACCCATTCTCAGAGCCAGTCTCAATATCAAGATACGCAATACGAATCTTCTCAAAGTCATAGTTGATATGTTCTTCTGGAAAGTGTTCTGCGATAAAGGAGAACTCCCACTTATCGTTTCCGTAAATACTGAAGTTGTCGATATCTTTGTATTTGCGGAGGAAGTCACGACACTCTCTCATAGTTCCTGGCTGGATTTCTCCAACTGGTTTACCTTCAAGAGTGCGGAATTTGGTTTCTTCTTTTGTGGGTATGAATAAGGTAGGGTGGTATTCTATTCGGTCTTTGAATCTTTTTCCGTCAGAAGATATACCACGAAATAGTATATTATTTCCTAGCGAAACAACGTTAGTGTAGAAACTCATTTATTATTTTTCATCAAGATTATTTTCGATATTGTTTGACTTATTTAATTTATTATAACATATTGTAACGTGTTTGTCAATCCAATTCTTACTTGTATTGAATTGACCGATAAAAAATAAAAATTCTAAGTAAGTTGACCAGAAGTATTTCATAATTATTTCCTTATGATAGAAGACCGGGCTTGTATGCTGTTTTTCCATTTACTCTCAATGCTGTCATTGTTTTACTACGATTACTCCCATCAAGAACATATGAACAATGAATCCATCCACTATTTGGATCAACTCCGTCATAAAATTCTAGAATGAGTTGGTCAAATTCTAAGTGTTTTTCAATCCATCTTGCGAGATCTGGATTTGAAATTCGTGTTGATTCAAAGTCTGCTGCTTGACCATTACAATGTTGACTTGTTGATGAACCGCCCACTGCCTTATTCAATGCAGGGGAACGATATCCGCTATTGATACGAATAACTCCAAATTCTTCTCTTACTGGTTGTAAGATAAAATTACAGAGATTTGTTAAATTGATAACGTGTTCTCTTGATGCATCGTTTGATATACCTAAACGATCAGCAGTTGAACTTTTTATCATTTCTTGATACCCAAAGTTTTTCGATAGGTGTCCGTTATAAGATGATTTCTTAGTTGCCATTGTGTTCTCCTAAGATGGGTTTATATCAATCGAACCATCGGTAGGATTGTATGTAACTGTGAATGATTTTTCGATTGGTCTGAGTGTTCCGTCTGCTTTGATGATAGGTAACTTACCTTCGACAACAGCCATCAATGCCTCTTTGGCATTTGTGAATTGATGTGCAGGGTCTTCTTTTATAGCTTTGTCTAATTCTTTTTGTGCTTCTTTTGGAAGTAAATCATCTATCATACTTTCAACGTGTTCTGTTGCTAAATCTGTTGCTTTGTCTACGACAAGACTAGAAATAACATTAAATAATAATAAAGGTAACATAATAATCTCCTAATAATTTAAATAAAAACCCCCTACTAAAGTATATATTAGTAAGGGGAAGAGGCGCACTTACTTCTTCTTGGAATTCATTTCAGAAGTATGTTTCAGATGTTCAATCACAGATGGATTTGTGATGGGAATGATTCGTGGTTTCTTTTCATCTGGAACAACTTTTTCCAGAGTGATGTTAAGAAGACCATTCTCGAATTCTGCGCCATTCACAACAATGTCATCAGCCAGAGTAAACTTACGAGAGAAAGAGCGATTCGCAATTCCCCTATGAACGTAATCTGGTACATCCAAATTGTGTTTCCCCTTTTCGCCCACTGAGCGAACAGAAAGAACATTTTCGGTAAGTTCTATTTCTACATCTTTTTCCGAAAACCCAGCAAGGGCAATCTCAATGACAAAATTAAAGTCATCTTCTTTTCGGATATTGTAGGGTGGATATGCTCCACCATCTTGTTGTGGAAAGTTTGCAAGACGATTAAACATAGAATCAAATCCGATGGAAAGTCCCATGAATCGATCTAAGTCGCCTGCGGTAAAATGTGAGTGTGGTGCTAATGATACCATTATTCCTCCTTATGTAAGCAAGGTTGGTGTTGAAGAAATCTCAATCCATAGCACAGGACTTGAGATTGGTTGTGAGACTACCACTATGGTCAGCCTCAATCTCGCCATCCTTCACCTTTACATAGATGATGGAAGCGATGTATTAAAATCGTAAAATATAATTTCAATAACGAATTTTCTGAATAACTTCCAGAGTCTTTCACGATTAGTTTATATTTAGTTTTCATAGTTATTTATATTGTTTTTTTAAGTATACATTTCTACTAATTTTTGTATCAGATTCATCGCAACAGAAGTTGCTGGAATAACACTACCCAGCATGACTGCTTTATCGTTCCAGTAAAATCCCACGGCAGTCCAAGAACAAGCACCAACAATATAAAAAAGTTGACCATATATTGGTAGTCCTGCATTTTGAAGAAATATTCCAACCACAGCTGCAATTACACCTATCCATTTGAGATAACTATCTGGGCCACCTGAAGGTGTGCTGGGGGAAACTTCTTCAAACTGAGCCTGCATTTCCTCGAGCTCTTCTTGCAGTCGTTTCTTTTCTTTTGAGAGTTCCATAGCAAGACTTGCCGCCTTGCCCATCTGTCTTTCTTCTTTATATTCTACTTTTTGCGTGTCATTTTCTTCAGTCATAATATATTACCACAGGTTCATATCAATTTATTTTGAATCTTCTATCCACTTTTCTAATTCTACTTTGACTCTGATCGTAGATATAAACTTCTTTGATAGGGCCGTCAATGTTCTTATCCCAATAGTCTAAGAATTTGGTTATTCTTGGAAATTCTGGTAGTTGATCTTCTGTCTGCCACATGAATTCTTGCACTATGTGTAGATAATCTGGTATATAATATATTACCTGTACAGTAGCAACTGTCCATTTGTTTAGAATGTAAGCCAAAACTATTCCTTTCCTGTTGAACCAAATCCTCCATCTCTATCGGTTTTTTGTTCTGGGCGAACATCAATTTCCATTATCATATACGATAGTTCATGGACAAGTTCGGCTTGGCATATACGGATTCCATCGAATACAGTTTGTTGGTATCCACTTATGTTGTAAACCATCATGTAAACTGGTTCAACATAATCAGAATCTATAATGCCCACGTTGTTTGCAAGTGTCAATCCTTGTTTGAGAGCAAGACTTGATCGTGGATATAAACGAATCGAATAACCCTTTGGAATATCAAAAATCAATCCTGTAGGAACTAATGCTCGTTCGTTAGGATTGATTTCAAGTTTTCCATCTATTACTTTTCGGGCACTTTTGGATAGCTGTCCGTCAAAATTCATGTATATTTTTACCGAGGAATCTTCTGGTAAAAATGAACACAAATCGAAACAAGCAGAACCTTCTGTAGCACGAATAGGGTTTTTTACTGCTGGGTTTGTTCTGTAAAAGTGTAAATCACTCGTCATTCTCGACATCAGCTTCCTTTTTATTTCCTATATTATATTTGGGTGTCAACTCCCATTCATCCTTCTCTTTAAAAGAAAGAATCTTTAATTGACTCAATGGAACTGTAGGTTCTGCTGATTTTTCTGTTACCACTAGAGAAATTAATTCCCATTCCGCTAGAAGATTTGCGATACTATTTCTTCGGGCCTCATCATTCTCTGTGAAATTAGTGGTCTTTCCGTCTAATGCGAAAAGTTCTTTAAAATGAACTATGTAGTATTTTCCCTGTTTGTGCAGGATATGACAAGATTGAAATAATGTTTTTTCTTTGCGTGATGCAATACCGATTCTTGTGAGGGTTTCTCTTACTTTTAGAAAATCATCGGGTTCTTTTAATGTAACTTCAACCATCGCTTGTATGAGTGTATCATTCATTGTGTGCCTTTCAAGCCACCTGTATCAATTCGTTGTTTAATAATGTTCAGTTGCGAATCATTTAGCAATGTAACATAGTCTCTCGCTTTTTCATAATTGCAATTGTAATATTTCTTGATTAGATCAAGAATTTCATTATTTTCTTTTTCCCTTTTTAACCATTTACCATAACGTTTCTTTGGTCTAATACTATTTAGAAAAAAGTCGAATTGAAGTTTTGAATCTGCATGA